GAAACAGCAGGTTTAACACGAGATCAGGCTACACAGTCAGCGTTAGACACACTAACACAAGAGTTAGGTACAACCGAGACTGCACTTCTAGCTGAGATTGGCACAACTAAAGACGCGTTAACTGCTGATATAACGCAAATAACAGAAAACTTAGGCGGCGACATAGACTCTATTGCTGAAGTGCTTGGTAAACCTGCTCGTGACGTAACCCAAGAAGATGTTGATTTTGTTGCAAATAGTATAGCTTTAGATACAATTTTTACCGAGCAAGAGATAACGCAATACGACGTTAACAACGATGGTGTTGTAGATAAATCTGACGAAGATTTATTAATAGAAGCGTTAGATACAGATACAGATACAGATATAGAAATTGGACCTACCGGACTGTATGCTGACATAGACACACAAAACGATCTGATAACAGAATTGCAAACAGAGCTTGAGTTACAAAATGAACAACAACTTGACATGCAACAAGACTTAAACACACAAATAAACACGCAAACTAACCAAACAAACTTTAATCAGTTTCAAGATATGTTAACAAATGCTGGCGATATAGGTGGGCAACGTGTAGATGTGCTTGCTGGAGATAAAGTAAATCTTGACTACCTGTATGATTTTGAAAGTATTTTTGCTAATCCGCAACAAGAGTCGTTGTTCGGTAGTCCTTATAGTCCTAGACCTACTGCAAATCCTCGTGGTGGTAGGTTTGCACAGGGTGGACAGGTAGAGGATAAAAATGATATGTTGCTAAGAATACTTGGAGAAATGTAATGGCATCTTGGTTTGACAGTATTTTAAATCAACTAACTGATGACCCAGTTAAAACAGGAATATCGTTGGGCGGGGCGTATCTGTTAAATCAATCCGGTATTGGCCAAGCACAAATACCTCAAACAGGATATCAAGGTAAAATTCCAGAACTTTCTATGTCTAGGCAAGTAGTGCCTAACACATATGATCCTAATAGAAGGCCGGGTAGTAGTGGACAACGTTATTTTACTGACCCTCAATATATACCTAAAAGTGCAACGCCTTCTACACCGATGTCTGCCGAAGGTCTTGCTGCGCTAAATGCTGCAAATCCTGCTAAGGAAGAAGTAAAACCTGTTGTGCCCCCAGTAACAACAATGGCAGCGGGAGGTATTGCAGAATTAAAACAAGGTAAATATCTTGATGGCAAGACTGACGGTATGGCTGACAAAGTGCCTGCGTCTATTGACGGCATGCAAGAAGCTCGACTTAGCGACGGTGAGTTTGTTATACCTGCAGATGTTGTAAGTCATCTTGGTAATGGTAATTCTGATGCAGGCGCAAAAGTTCTTGAAGATATGATGGCTCGTGTTCGTAAAGAACGAACGGGCAATACTAAACAGGGAAAAGAAATTGACCCTAAAAAATTCTTACCCGCGTGAGGTGAATTATGGCTGAACAAGATACTACTTCTGGTGTGACTGCTGGCAATTCGGGCATGCCCTCAAGTTATACGGGTACTGAATCCTCACTGTCTAATTGGGCAGGAGATTATGTTACCAATATGCTCGGCAAGGGTCGAGCGTTGGCGGAAGAAGGATATAACGCGTATACAGGACCACTAACCGCAGGCACTTCTGAATTACAAGATGAGGCTTTTAGCGGTATTGCGGGACTTAATTTGCCTACAGATCAAATGGGTGCAACAGGGTACACACCCCAAGCGTTTACAGGTGACGCTGTATCGCAGTACATGAACCCCTACCTCATGCAATCGTTGCAGCCACAGATTGACGAAGCGCGTAGGCAGTCTGAGATCGACCGTATTTCTAACGCAGGGCGTATGACCCGTGCAGGGGCATTTGGTGGATCACGACAAGCGGTACTAGACGCACAAAACCAAGAGGCTATGCAACGAAACATTGCTGGAATTACAGGTCAGGGATACGCAGATGCGTATAGAAGTGCCGTAGATCAGTTTAATGTTGAGCAAGATCGCGGCATGACTGCACAAGACAGGATAAATGAGTATGGGTTTACTGGGTTAGGTGCATTAACAGACGCAGGGCAGTTACAAAGAGATGTAACATCTGAGGGTATTGCGGCAGATAGAGCACAGTTTGAAGAAGAACGTGATTATCCGTTTAAACAAGTACAGTACATGCAGTCTTTGCTACAAGGACTGCCTATCGAAGCGCAGTCGTATAGTTACGCACAGCCTAGTGCGTTGTCAGAACTTGCTAGTACATCTGGTGGTCTTAGCGCGTTGTATGATAAACTATTTCCAAACACGAGTAAAACTGCTCCAACAACATCCCTTCGCCCTGTGCTACGTCCAACATAAGGAAAAAATAAATGGCTATTGATCCTAGAGGTGGACTTAGTTCTTTAGTTTCTAGTGAAGCTGAGAATATGTATGGCATGCCGCAGCCAGCGCTAGAGCAACGTGCTAAGGTTGCTGGCGCTACTATGGATGCTATTGTTGCTCGTAAAGCTTTGGAGATGAAAAGACAGGCCAAGGCCGCGTTGGATGCAGAGACACAGCCTAACCCTGACACTATTGTTGCGCAAAACGAAAAAGCTTTGATGGACAGTATTCAGCAAGAAACCTCGGGCACACTGGCAGATTTAACAAAGCGTACGCAAGGTACAATGGCACAGAAACAGCGTGTGCAGGGTCAAAATATGCAACGCGCTGCAGCAGGTACGCCACGGCCACCACAACAACCACAGCGCCGTCTTATGCCCCCACAGGCTCAAGGATTAGCTGGCGCACGTATGGCACAGGCTGCACAAACAGGTGGCCCTAAAATGATGGCGCAAGGCGGTATTGTTGGTTTTGCTGAAGGTAGAAAAGTAGGTTCTCGTGTTAGGGAGCGTGTTAAAGAATTAGGTATAGATTTAGCGACCTTTGATGCGTTACCAGAAGAACAGAAACTTGCTATTGTAAAACAAATAGATGACCAAAGCAAAGCGGCAGCAGCAGGGCAATCACTTGGGTATGCTCCTGCACAAATAACAGATAAGCTATACCGCAATCCTATGGCAGCAATAGGTAATTTAGGTATAGCCGCAGCAGAATCACGCGTAGGACGTGCTATAGGGTTGGGAGATGCTACAGACCCTATGACCCCATTTGAATACAACCCGAATGTCAAAAAAATAGATGCTGCGGTAGAAAAAAACTTTATACCTGAAGGTACAAGTATTAGAAATCTACTTCCTGTTGGTTCAGATACAGGAACACCGTTAGAAATGCCTTCTGATGGCCCTGCAAGTTTAATACCCCCTAGTCCTGATGGCACTCCTGTTACCCCTCCACCTCCAACACCTACTCCCGCACCTGAAATAGAAAGGCCCGCAGAAGTACCCGTTGAAGATCAAGGGCTTGGTAGCTTAGAGGATACACCACAAACTGCAGGTACTGTCGGACTACCCGATCTTACTACCGAAAATAGAACAAACGTAGATGAAGCAGTGCAAGCAGGTTTTGCACAAGCAGATGCAAATTCTAATCGTGCTAGTAACATTGCCAGTATGGAAGAACGTCTTGCTGCGTTAGATAAGTACGACGCAGAAACTTATCGTACTCCCGAAGAACAAGCTAGCAGAGAGATTCAATCGTTCTTGGTAGGTATGGGTGGTACAGGTTCACTAGGTGCGGCTATGCGCGGCGGGATGGCCGCTATGGGCAACGAAGAACGTATATCTAGGGCTAATGGGCGAAAACGTTTAATAGACAAATTTGAAAAACAAAAAGAAATTGTTGGCGAAGACCGGCAGTTTGCACAAATGGGTATACAACTGGGTACGCAACTTGCTGCTGACGCTGCTGCAAACGAACGTACCATTCGTGACGCCGCTGTAAAATTAACTACAGCACAAATGACAGCCGCCACTGCAGATGCAAATCGTATTACAGATCGCGAAAAAACTTTGTTGGACGCGGCAGATAAAAAAGCACAACGTGAGATAGACAGGGCAAAAAACAAAAGTTACGACAATCGAACTAGACTTACCGCTGCTATTAAAGTTGCAGGTGAGGTTGCTGCCACACGAGATTCCATACGTGCAACTGAAATAGAAAATAACACAGAATTAAAAATGCTTGAAATGCAAATGATGGAAGCCAATGAAAATGAAGACACTCAACGTATGCAAGAAATACAACGAGAAATGACTGCAATACGACGAACTATTGATGTAACTGTAGAGTCTGCCATTAACGCTGCAAATCTTACAGAAAAAGAATCTACCGCAAATGCAGTTATAGAAGACTTAATGGACGATGTATCTATAACTAGCACCACTGTAACACCTTAATTTGCGAAAGTTTATTATATGGCTACGTATGCACTTGATCTATCTGATGGTTCGCAAGTTAGTGTAGACGCTCCTATAGGTGCTACAAATGCAGAACTATTAAAATTAGCAAAACAACAACGTCGTGAAGCGCGAAAAACTGCGGCTAACGAACGTAGAGATGCCCGTGCTGACGATCTTTACGGTGAAATGGAAAACATACCCCGACAAGCAATTTCGCAAGATGACGGTTTGTTTACAGATTTAGCCAAAGGTTTTAGTGAAGGGTTTGTAGGCACAGGAGAAATGGCTGCGTTAGGTGCAGCTACATTGTTAGACGAAGAAACTGAAGTTGCTGCTCGTGACAAAATACAAGGTATTGCAGACGCAATAAAACCCAGCGGGGGCGACACTGATGATCTATCGTATAAGATTGGCCAGACGTTTGGTTCTATTGCAGGATTTGCTGCACCGATTGCTGGTGTGGCTGCAGGTATAGCTGCGCTACCCGTTGCTGCCCCCGCTGCCGCTATAGCTACAGGCGCAGGCGCGTTACTTGGTGTAGGTACAGCCGCTGGTGAAGCTAGTGAACGTGCTCGTGTTGCAGGCGCTACAGAGGAACAACGTAATCGTGCTATACGGCAAGCTGCGCCGTTTGGTTTGTTAGAGGTTGCACCTCTTGGCAGGTTTATGAAATCTGTAGACATCCCTGTAATTAACAAACTTATAGACGATCTTGGTCCTGAGACTGTTGAAACTATTGGACAACGTATTCAAAACGCAGCAATAACAGGCGGTGCAGAAGGCGCACAAGAAGCAACTGCAGAGATTGTACAGAACCTTGCCGAGCGTGGATACAACCCAGAACGTGCTATACTCGAAGGAACAGGTGAGTCTGCCGCGTTAGGCGGTGGGGCTGGTGCTACTATTCAATTCCTTGTTGATGCGTTTACAAACAGTCGCAAAACTGGACCTGCTACAGACGCGCCTACAACAGAACCTGTACAGCTTGAAATGGATTTGCAAGGTGGTAGCGGTGCTGCTCCACGGCCCGGACTTCGCACTAATTTTGAAGGCGAACAAGGTGAGTTATTTGGAGACGAGGTTGATTTAGGTCAGGCACCTCAACGTGAAGGCGCTGCTTCCGAACCTGACCCTCGGCAAAAAGAATTTGATTTTGGAGAAGATGACCAAGTTGATGACGAGCCTGATCTTGTAGATCGTATGCAACAAAAGTTGCTTACAGGGCCGGATGATCTTGGACTAAGAAATGAAGCTGCAACGGGTGTACCTACTACACGAGATCAACGGACGGCCCGTACTTCCGAAGGAATAGCCAGCCTAACAGCAGCAAATAAAAAGAAAATTGCAGTAGTAGAACAGGCTAAGGCTGAATTACAAAACGATGGTATGATAACGCCTAAAACGCGTAAAGAAATAGAAACTAACCTTACACCAAAAGAAGCTGAAGATGCCTTAAAAAATACACGGTACGAACCTGCATTAGGATTAACAGGTGTAGGCGCACGAGATAACCGTGCATTTGGCGACGTGCAACGCGACCTTGTACCCCCAAAAGAAATACAAGATAGACAGCGTTTTGACGAAGTTGTTGCAAGTCAAAAACGTGATAGTCTTTCCCCTGACGCAGAAAGATCAGGTCGAACAGCCAGTATAGCTGTGGAAGAACAAGCCGCGCAAGCTAAGGCGCGCGAACGTCAAGGATTGGCCGCTGCAGAGCGTGGCGATGTAGAAGCTTTTGAGCAACCGGATTTGTTTGCAATGGAACGCGAACAAGACGAACGCAAGTACGGCAAACCTACGCCTCAACCTGAAGCTGTGCCTGAAATGTTAGGACCAATAGACTCTGGTAGAGCAGCCAATCCTGAGACTGACTTAGTTGACCGTATTGCTGCGCTTGAAGCACAAGAGGCTAGTGCAAACGTACGTAAAGCTACAAGACGAGAACAAGAAAACCAAGAAGCCATAGATGTAGACACCGAACTAGGCTTGCGTGACATGCAAGCAAAGGTGACTGAACCTGCACGAAGAACCGCAGATCGTGAGAGGCCAGAACAATTATCGTTTCGAGGAGATTTACGGCAGGGCGTTCGTGAACCTCAACTTAACCCTAATGTTGAGCCTGTAGATTTTGCTTCAAATTTAAGTGAACTTTCTAATTTAGGAGAGGGACAACAAAATGCAGACGCTCAACCAACTGACGCGGGAGCAAGTGGAGTTAGCGATGCAGGTGTTAGACCAAAGCGTAAGAGTAGACGGGGAGCCAAAGCCCCTGCAGATACCGGCAGAGTTAAACCACCTGACAGCGCAGGAGTGGGACAAGCTAGCGGAAGGGCTGGCAAGCCTAGTCGTAGAGCAAGGAAAAGCGACGATACATTAAAGACAGATGCTGCGTCTAAACCTACGATTAAAAAAGTTGTACCTACATTTCCTGAAAAAACCACGCTTAGAAAATATCGCAAAGATTTAGGGACTACAAGTAGACAAGGCCCTAAACCAATAACGCCCAGTGGTCCTGCGGGGTCTAGTAAAGTAGGTGTGCGTAAACCTAAACAAAAACAAACTAATACGCGCAAAGAGTTATTAGTTCGTTACGACGGAACTGCAGATAAAACTGCTAATGTAGTTTCTGATGACGTGTTAACAGATAACGATGATCGTGTTGTGTTAAATCTTTTAGAGCAAGGCGCAACAACCAGAGACAAACTAGGCACCGCTGCTATTCGTTATTTGTCTAAATATCCGCGTCCCGAAGAAGGTTTGTATACTGCTATACATGATATGGCAGCGCAAACTCCAGAATTTAGACAAACAAAAGATATGTCTGCCGAACAGATAGAGTTGTTTAAACAGACAGGTATGGTTCCCGCTGCTCGTACTGTTTACTGGGGCATGAATAATTTAAGTCCAAAAACACAAAAATGGATGGAAAAAACAAAAGCCGAGATATACGCACAACTAGATGCAGCTTCTGGCTTAAACTATACTAAACCCCCGACAGAATCTAAAGCTGACGTTGATCGCCGTGCAGCTAAGGCTGCAGAAACGGTAGAAGCAATACGAGCCGAAACACGAAAAGACAACGACCTTGTAAAAGCGTTTGGAAAAATTTCTATACCGCCTGAAGTATTTAAATTCTTACAAGGATCAACAGACACTTATAAAGTAAAACGTATTATTGGCAAAACTGATTTTGAGTCGTATTTAGCAAGTGTAAAGAATACTATTAACCCAGAAACAAACGAAGTGTATACAGACAAAGAATGGCGTTCGTTAACCGTTTTTGGTAAAGGCGGTAAAAGCAAAAAAGCTAAAGCTGCAGCTGCAAAAGCAGATGCTTGGTTGTTACAGCAATACGCTGACTATGAATATTTAGAAAAGTTAAGATTTGCACTTGTAGCAGATGCTGTTGTTAACACAGGTATGCCATTACATCCTGTGGCTGTAAAAGCTATACAACAAGGAGATTTAGCAGGTGCATTAAATGCGTTAGGTGTTAGCTCTGCCAATCCGTTAGTGCAACGTTTAGCTACTAAATTAGGCGAAAATATTGGTGCTACTAAACTAACGACAGCTGCAAATTTAAAAACTCCTGATGGGGTCCCTGTTGCTGGCTATTTTGATCCTAAAACCAACACCATTACGCTAGATAAAACGTCTGGTATCAACGCGCACACCTTGTTGCATGAGATGGTACACGCAGTCACGTCTGCTACACTAGCAAACAAGTCACACCCACTTACAAAACAACTGACTAAGATATTTGAAGATTCAAAAGAGCTGTTAGCAGGCGAATACGGCGTAACTAACTTAGACGAGTTTGTTGCTGAAGCCATGTCTAACCCTGACTTCCAGACACAATTAAAAACATCTACGATAAACGGGCGGCACCCGTTCTACCAAATGGCTCGGTCCGTTGCTAACTTTATTAGGACACTGATAGGACGCCCTACGGTGCCGGAACAGTCTACGTTTGATGCTGTTGACACCTTAGTACAATCGCTAATCTCTCCCACTCTTGAGGGGCGTAATGCCAGCAAGATGTATATGATGTCTAAAACTGTCGCGGGAGCGAAGACTATTATAAACAACCTCGCTGACAAGACTATTGAGGCTGACAACAAATACATTGACGCCACCCGTGACTTAATAGGTGACGTACCCAGAAATGCACGTAAAGTGTTTTTAAAATTTATGCCTGTAAACGTGTTAGGTAAACTGGCCCGATCTAAGATTGCGGAAGCCCCTGTTCTCAATAACATTGTAAACAGTATGAGTAACGCCCTGCGTGAAGCCAACGATAAGTTACGCCCTCTGGTTGAAGACATCCGAGAATTAAAGAAAAGTAAAACCCCTAAAGACATACAAGACTACGCCACACTGTCGTACCTTATACCTAACGCGTCATTCTACAGGATTGACCCCCGTGAGCCTAATTTCAAAAAAGCATACAGTATTAAGAAAGACCCAAAGACGCGGCTAGACGCAGTAGAAGCCAAAAAGATACACGACGAATTACGTAAACAGTTTACTAGCATGTCCCCAAAGGCACAGAAGCTGTACCGCACGATCACCAATATGTTTGAATCTCGTCTTCTGGATTCTCAATCGGCTATAGATGAAGCCATTGCTGCAAGCATCCCTGACGAAGAAGGGCGCAAGTCTGCAAGCAAGAAGTTAGCAGAGTTACTAGAAGCAGAACGGGGGCAGATACGTCCGTTTGCACCCCTAACACGTTCGGGTAACTACCGTCTTGAGTTTATGACCATAGACCCCGTATCAGGCAAACCTGAGTACTATATAGAATACTTCGATGGGGTTACAGCGCGAGAACGTGCAAAGAAAAACTTGGCTGAATATAACGCAAAGGTCCGTGCAAAACTACCTAACACCCCCGAAGGTAACGCGTTTCGTGAATACATAAATCAACCTGTCATCGAAGGCGTACGAGGCGCAAACTTTAATTTCAATAAAGCGCCCAACACTTCGTTCGTGTACGCACTACTGCAACAACTACAGGCGGCGGGAATTAAACCCGAGACTTACGACGGCGTTGTAGAATTAGTGTTGGATTCAATGCCCGAACGTTCGTTTATGCAGTCGTTCCGTAAACGTGGCGACAAACGTGGTTTCCAAGGCGACACAACCCCTACAGGCATGGCACAGACTGCATTTGACCTGTTAGACACCGTGCAAACCAAAGGGCGCGACTACAACCGCCAAATCATACAGATGCAGTATGGGTCTAAAATTCAAAAGTGGAAGGTCGGAGTTAACGATAAATACAAAACTGAGAAGCTTGACGAAACAACTGCCGACTACAAGACGACTTTAATTGATATTGCCGACTTTGCACAAAGTCCTAACGTAGCACGGTGGTCTCAAAACCTTACATCTTTTGGGTACGCGTGGACTATGGGCTTCAACCTGTCTTCTGCTGCTACTGCTATATTTGACGTGCCCATGTCTGGCGCACCAAGATTGATGGGTAAATACGGGGATGCAAAAGCAATCAAAGCCTTGGGTAGCGCGGCAGCGTTACTTAAAAATAGCCCCAAAGAAAAACTTATAGACGCGTACAGCGACAAGGTTGACGCTGATGGCAAGGTTATACTTGAAAAACGCAAAATCAAAGGCGGTATGGCTGGGTTCTCTATAGTGAACTACGACTTTGACGCCATACGCAATATGTCTGACGCTGAATTAAAGAAAGAAGGCATGACAAAAGCACAACAGAAAAAACTGTTGGACTTAGAAATGTTAGCCGAAGTTGGCAGCGAAAACGCGCAGTTTAGCCAATCGCTAAACCAAGAACACATGGATGTAACGCGCGGAAAAGACCGCCTTGAGATGTTGAACGCTTACACCAGCTTTCTGTTTCACCATTCGGAGCGTTACAGCCGTGAAGTTCTTATGGCGTCCACGTATGAGTTGGAACTAGATCGCTTACGTAACAACCCTAAACCTGCAGAGCGTAATATGTCAGACAGTGAGAAGCAACGCGCTGCTGCACTGGAAGCCGTAAACGAGACGGAGACAACGCTGGGAGCTACAGCATCTGCGGGGCGTCCTGTTATTGCACAAAGCGGCGTTGGTAACGTGTTTATGTTGTTCAAGCGGTTTGCCATTAGTAAGTACGCTATGATGGCTGAGATGACTAACGACGCGTTCAAGGGGGCTACTACAGACGCAGAGAAACAAGACCGCGCCATAGCCAGAGGGCAACTAGGCAGGTTTATGGTGTCCTCCGCTGGGTTCGCTGGTGTAGCGGGTATGCCTATGATGGGCGCGTTGGGTATGCTGTACGATATATTCTCCGAAGACGATGACGATAATTTTGACGCTGTGCTAGACAAAACCTTTGGCGAGACATTGAGCCGTGGCTTATTGAACGCAGCGTTAGGGTCGGACATGGGCAGCAGAATTGAAATGAACAGCCTGTTGTATCGTCCTCCGATTATAGACAAAGATCAATCAATGTTGTGGACCCTCGCGGAGCAACTGGGTGGTCCTGTGGTGGGCATATCCTTGAGCATAGAGCGAGGTATAGGGTTGTATAACGAAGGGGAGTTTGTGCGCGGCACAGAAGCCGTACTGCCAGCCTCTATACGTAACGTAATAAAGAGTGGGCGGTACGCAACCGAAGGAGCGTTGACGCGTAGGGGTGATCCGATAAGCGAAGACATCGGGTTGTTCCAAACCATAATGCAAGCTGGGGGTGCGGCCCCTACAGCGATAACAGACCAGCACCGTAGAAATAAAAACAATCGGGGCAGGGACGATCATCTAAAAGAAGAACGCACACGACTGTTACGCAAATTAAATTTTGCAGCCGCACAAAACGATGCAAGAGGGTATCTTGAAGCGTACAAAGAAATTTTGAAATACAACCGTAGTCTGCCTCTCGCTGCCCGAGAGCGCAAGGTCATACTCAAAGAGACTATTGACAGGTCGCGCAAAGCCTACGACGCCCGTACGTTACGTATGAAAGGCGGTATTGAGTACTCACCGTTCATGCTTGCAAGTAACCGCGAGTATGATGACGGACTGTTTGATTAACGAAAAAACCCCCGCTGTGAAGCGGGGGAGTATACATCGAGGAGAACGGCAAACAGATCAGACGTTGCCACGATCACAATATCACATCTTTCTCCATATGCGAACCCCAAACATTTTATTTTCTACACGCGCACGTATAGTCATACGCCACGACTTTAACTGAGCCACTTTCCGAGCCTGTTCCGCTGCTCGTACTGTGTTAACACATGGCACAAACACAGAGGCACCTACGCACATCTTATCCCAATCAACGATGACTTTTACCCCATCAGGATTTAAATCATATATCGTCTGTGTCTTCTGGTACACTGCTCAGTCCGTCTAGTTTCACAGCAATCACCCGTATTGGTGGCAGATTAAAGTTAGTGCCTTTAGTCAACCGCACCTGTAACTTTTTAGCCCCCATCTGTTTTACCATTTCCTCAACTGTAGAGTTGTAGTTTATGTGCCTGTCGTTCAGATGTTTCTTAAACGCCTTGGGCACCATGTAAAACATATCGGTGTCTGTCTCCAGCCTAGCAACAAACATATTACGTGGGTTTTGTTCGGGTATAATTATAGGTACAGCCCCATCCACAGCCGTGCCACGTTGGTCTTTCGTGCTCTTTATCTTGAGTATGTTTGTCCAATTTTCTGTAGCAAACTCTGTGACTAGCTGTTGTACGGACGCCCCGCTGTCATCAACATAGGCTTTGACTTTCTGCAGTTCCCGTACGACCCAATCAAACAACGCATTTGTGTCGTAATGTATCAGACCCATTTGTTTTGCTGCTAACGCCCCTAATATTGTAGCCGAACACCCCGCAGACCAAAATCTGTTCTCTGCCTGTAACCCCGCCTTACGATCTAGTTTTGCCTTGATCTTGCGGTACAAACGCTCAAGCGCATCTTTGTTATTTATGACGTATTGCACAAACTCTATTGAGAAATGCCCATAGTTTTGTTTGGTATCTTGAAACAACTGGTCTGTCTTACTCTTGTCTAAGACTGCCTTTATGTTTTTATCGACCCGTATTTCTAACACACGCTGCATCTCGGCTTTGGGGTCATCTTTTACACGCTGCATTTCTTCGTAGAAACTCATGTTACCTGTAGACAACGCCATAAGCTGCCACGGCTTACCCCTAACGCGCTCCATGTTACCACCACCTGCCATGCGGTTCTTTTGCTTTCCTTCGGACAACTGATAAGAATACTTTGATACATCGCCCCCTTTCATGTTCGTCATCTCGTCAGAGTTTAACGGTACGTTGCACATAACCTCTCCACGGTTCATGCGCGAGTTAGGGGTGTCATCTTGCCCCAACGTGAGCGCGTGAGGGTCGCCCCACACACCTGTATTTGCGTATATCGCAGTGGTCTTACCTACGCCTGTGCCGCCGTACAAATGTACCCCAAAGCTGTTCAACCCTGTCAACGGCATCAGAATAGAACCAAAACCCATACACACGGCGAATTGTTGTAACTCTAACCCCGTGCAGTTAAAAAACTCTAGTATCTCAAGTTGTCGGGCACGGGTGCCTTCGGGTTTAAAGAAATCAATCAACCCCGCTGTCTTGCCTGATGGTGGATTGTATTCAACATCCGTTGCAGTGACTAACTGATCGCCCAACACAAAAGACTTCATGTCCTTGTCAGCCCACCCGAATTGCTGGTGCGCCTCACTTGCTGTAGTCGTACGTTGTAACTCGTTTATCCATGCTGCTGTGTATGCCATAAGTTTATCTACGTCCTTCCCAAATGAGGTTATGCCTTGCATAGCCATGTTCTTACGAAAGTCTTCCCTAGAAGTAACCGCTGTTAACGGTATTACAAATTCCCGCACCCCGTCACGCGGTAAGTGTAGAGCAAACGCTACTACCTCTCCAAGCAACACGTCATGTAAGCGTCTCGTCACGTAGAAGTCGTAATGATATATGCACTCCTCGTCAGGATCACCATCAGCGTTCTTTGTTCGTATAAACACGCCGCCGTTATGCCCACGAAAATAAGGCTTGGGGAACGTAGGTATAACGTGTTTCCCCGTAGACGTTTCCTCAGAAGCATCCTCATCTTCGTAAAAGTCTACTTCCTCATGCGCTGCGTAGCGCGACACCAAACCGTCTACCTCGTCCCGATCCAACGGTGGGTCAAACGTAGTGGCGTTAAAGCCATGCGCCATAGACCGTATGTCTTCCTCGGATAAGTGCCCCTTAGCGCGGAGATGGCCTATATACGAAAGCATGGCAGGGTTTCGGCCCCCCTCGCCTACTTCGGTAGGTTTCTCATACCCGTCACGTTCAAGTAAGTCGCGCAGAGCCGCCGCCCCTTGCCCTGCCTTTGTAGGAACTGGTATCGAATCACCGCCGACTATCTCTGAAAAAGTGTCGTAGTCTACGGTGCGGGGTTCTTCTAAGCCAAAAAATGTCACCCGCTCGGGGGGAACGCTCTTGTAGTTGTGTGTGTCTGGAACACGTAAAACCCTAGATATATCGGCAGTAACCGCAGGATCAGCGGGAAACTCACTGGCTGCACATAACCTTTTAAGACGCGAGGCAGTCGTAAGCCAATCGTCTTTGTGTACGGGCGTGTCCAGTATCCAGTATACGTGTACCCCGCTCCCTGAGTTTATTAGTGTAGGGCGCGGCAGTCCATGCTCCCCACAAAAATCCTTGAGTTGTTTGATGGCTGCAGCCTGTGTAGGAAACTTGTTGTCCCCTTCCCCACAGTCCAAATCCAAGAAAAAAGATTTAAGTGTGTGTACGTTGTCTGCCTTGCGCGAACCTGCTTCCGTTAAACATGCTAGACTAAAGTAAGCGTCGTAACCGTTTTGGTCAAACTCTCTCGCTGCGTCTAATACGTGTTCAGTGGATGTGTAGAATTTTTGTTTGCGACGGTTTGCGGCTGCGTTAGCGGCAAAGACGCAATAGTTCCCCTGTTGACCTAGTACTAGGTCCAAGAATTGCTTCGTTTTCATTGTCACCACTCAATAAAAAAGCCACGGCTAACTTAATAACCGTGGCGCGAGACTTAATCGTCCCAGTTATCTACTATTGTGTCTAAATCATCTCCACCTGACTTACCCATAGACGCTGCCTTTTTGGCAATCTTCTTTGGGGGTTCGTCTTCTTCATCATCGTCAGGCACACCTGCTAACACGTTATTGCTTTTAGGAGACGCTGCTGTTTTGGCAAACGGGTTTTCTTCCGCACCCCTAAACACAAACCCACCATCCACAGCCCCAAACGGATTACGTACTTCTTGCGGTATGTACTTGATAACCTGCACAGCTTTGAGCCGTAGTGACACGCCGCTTTCCCATTCCTTACCCAGTTTCATACGGTAAGGGATAAGGTGTACTGCTACATTTACCGTACTACCTGTAGTTAACTGAAAACCCTTTGGGAGCGGTGTACCCTGACTGTCTACCTCTAATGGTTTGGTAGTAGTCTCCCCGTTATACGCACCCTTGAGGTTGGCTTTGTGAGTGTACGTACCGTTATCATCTTTGACGAACGGGTTAGTTAGTTTCTCGTCCCAATCGTCATCACGATTGTCTGAGTAGGCTTTCTTCATAGCCGTAAACAAAGCTTTAGCTGTGGCGCTGTCCATGCGAAACGCAACGGAATAAGAGGCATTTTGATCCCGTGGATCACAAGGTTCGCTACGTCTAATTTTAGAATTAAACGCATAGGTGCGGTCCACTTTAGGCCACAGGGCTTCAACGTCTTCAATAATATAGGCTTCTGCCATTGTCGTTCTCCTTATATGTTACACATCTTCATCAGCGTCGAGATCAAACTCTAACTGTTTTTCTTTCGGTTTATCGACCGACTTAGGTTCTACAGCGGCGGTTGTTAACGCCTCGGTCACTGCGGATTGTTTGAAACGGTAAGTGTTCCCAATCTTTACATACGTGTGCTTGGGTATGTGCCCCTGCCGTAACCACGCACGGATAGTAGATATGGACACCGCAAAATGCTTTGCCAAATCTTCTATAGGTACAAACGGTTCTGCCATTATTTTTTCCTAACTGAGATTACGTATTCGTTATCGACGTTCAGCCCCTTGGGTAGTACGTCTGGGTTTTCTTCCAAAAACTGCTTTAGGTTTGTCTGGTTCAAACGTTTGTCCAACAATTCGGGTACGTCATGCTCAAGTATAAACTCGTACATACGTTCCCAATCGCTCGTCCAGTATTTTGTTTTAGACGTTCTAAAAAACAGTCCTTCAGAAGTCCGTACACTTTCGACTTTGTGTGTCTCACAATAATCTAACAGTGCGTTCTTCAAGATAGTTTGTTGGCGAACCAACGCCCCATCTCGTTCCTTAAATTCTGCTGACAATGCTGCCCGTTCTGCACGTATTTTTATATACGCTTTGGTTAGTTTGTCGGCAGGTATTTCGTCTTTGTCTGACATTTACCCCCCTCTTCAGTAGTGAGAATTATTAAATACTTACTTATGGTAGGCTAGTCAAGTAGTTCTTTGTATAAATCAATCATTTTTGTGTGTACGTCTATTCTATTATCTAATAATGAGTATATACGTCGTTCCACGGGGGAGCCTTGTAGTTGTACTACAGTACACTTATGCTTCTGCCCCGACCTGTGAACCCGAGCGTTTGCTTGAGCGTATGTTTCTAATGACGAGGTTGGACCCCACCATACAACAGTGTTTGCCGCTGTTAACGTGACACCATGTGCTGCCGACTGTGGTTGAATAATTAGTACACGTGGGTCTGGCTGTTCTTGAAATCGTTTAAAGATGTCTGTTCGTTTGGCTACGGGTACACCCCCTCTTATAACTTCCGTAGCGATCCCGTCATTACGCAGCTTATCTGTCAGTATGTCAATGACATGTTTAAAAGGTACGAATACTAAAACCTTTTGACTGCTCTCGTCTATTACTTCGCGTAAGACCTTATACCTATGGGATATGTCAAACTCTAAGGCATCACCTTCGTCGGTATACACAGCCCCACATGATATTTGTAACAACTTATTCATAAGCACAGCAGCGTTTATGCCCGTAACTTCGTCCTTACCAATCGTCACAGTCATACGTTTTTTAAGTAACTGGTAATACTTTAGCTGTTGCCGCGTAAGTTCGACCTTTCGCTTGACGTAAACCATGTCGGGTAAGTCAAGACATTCTTCTTTAGTAAACCGTATTGCAGGTTGTAGTATTGCATGCACCAGATCACTCGCTGTGTCTTTGACGATCCACCTAAACTGCGTGATGTTAACCATAACCATGTCACGGAATGACCCAAAAAACCGTGGCACAGTATTAGGATTGACCAACTTAGCCAATCCGTACGCATCTAACGGAGACTGTGCGGCGGGGGTGCCTGTCATGAGCCACAGCCATGTCTTGTCATGTATTAATTTGTTAAGAGTTTTCCAGCGTTTAGACTGCGCGTTTTTGTAGTGCGTTGCTTCATCTACGATAATTAAATCAAAGTTACCGGCTGCAATACTATCAGCCACAATTTTAACACCGTCATAATTTATTATTACAAAGTCTGCACCTTGCTCTACAATCGCCTTGCGTTTGGTAGGGGTGCCGTGCGCTATGTCTACTGAGCGGTGCGGGGCAAACGCATCTAAATCACTACGCCATGCGCTGTCCATAATAGATAGAGGACAGATAACTAACACTCGCCGCACTTTATTTTGCTTCATCAAAAAGTCAGCGGCCCATATTGCGCTTGCTGTCTTACCTGTACCCTGCTCGTTAAAACAAAACGCCTTACGGTTCATTGTCAAAAACGCAGCGGTAGTTTTTTGGTGTGCAAACGGCTTGTGTTTGCCCGACCACTGGTATCGGGTTTCTATGGGCGACGGGGATTTTATCCCCAAGTCTTTAAGTGTATGAGCCTCGTCAATGCCAAGGTTAACTTTTACCTCATGTTTGTTAACCTGTACGCTGTTAGGTATTGTTTTAGTGACACGACTTGGGTTGCGTAGCCGTAACAGCAACGCTTTGCCATCTATCAACTGCATGTTCGTTCTCCTGATTTCGGGCAGCTGCCCGAATTATTTTTTCTTTTGGTAATTACGCGAACGGTTCTTGCTTGAACTCTCTATACGTAATCCGTCTTTATTCTTGCCCCCTTTTACTAGAGCTTTCTTGTGACTAACATCTTTGCCTTCACGTTTGTCTGCCTTGCCGTTTTTGTTACGGTCTACACCTTCGCGGTCTACCTTGCGGCGCGCGCGTTGGCGTTCCATCCTACGCTCAAACGTAGCAGACCCAACAGGTGCGTTAACTTGTTTCTTTCGTTTGGCTTTTTTGGCTCGTTTTTTATTTTCACTCATGCGTTCGCTCCGTTGTGGACACATTCAACTACAGGACAGTGGCGTCTGCATAACCCGCTAGGACGTGCGTTCCACACATCGTTATCAGCGGCGGTTTTCATGTGGTTATATTTACCCAACCACTTGCGCCAAAGCTGTTCGCTATCATACTCCATGTAGGTATCTTTTACCAAGTCTTTAGTTATGACAAACAACAGCCCCGCCCTTATCTTTTTTACTTCGGGGTAATGCGCGAACACGGACAAAGCCATAAGTTCTAGTTGTCCTTTGTCAGCGTACTTTGCAGACTTACCTGTCTTGTAGTCAATCACCCATGCAAGATCACCATCTAAGATGATAAGGTCAGCTATGCCACGGAACCAAACTTCAGGGGCGTAAAACCCGCAGGGTTCTAGGTTTTCGGTAACTCCTAACTTTTCTTCGCACAGTTTTCGCCCCTGTCTATTTTTTAAAGACGTGAGTGCGGCACGTGCGAACGTAAATTGTTTAGGTACAGGTACGTCCTTACCTACAAAGTCCTCGGCCATGTTATGAAACGCCGTGCCATACAACGTAGCCTCAGTCTCCTTGAAAGGATGTTCTTTGAGTATCTTCTCATGGTAAAACTGTTTAGGACATTGCTCAAAGGCTTTGATCCTGCTGAACGACCACGGCGCAACTTTTACCATGCGTCTTTTAACTTTTGGTCTGCTATTCTTGCTAGCACTAAAGTTAATTCTTCTATGGACGCACCTATCATAGCTAACGCCACCATCTGAGGGTCAGAATAAACAGCCACGCCAGAGTTTTTGTCGTCGTCAGACATATCGTCTAAAATTTCACGCACAAGATGCAGACGTTTAAGAGTACCGCTGTCTAACGGTTGTAAGTTAAGATTAACATTCATTATTCACACTCCCCGTATGATTTGCCTGTGCCACTTTCACAGGTGATAGGTAAGCCTTCGGCCCAATCAGGTTTCTGGCTCATGCAATGTTCTACATATACCCGCGCTTCAGCAACATCTGCGTCTGGCACAGCTACAACAATGCTGTCATGTACTGTTAGCACAACTTTGTATCTCTTGGCAATAAGTATCATTTGGTGGCCTATGATACAACGTGCAACAGCTTGACACACATTCTCGACTACCTTGCCACCATATATTTTGTTAAGACCTTTACGGGTCTTATACATATATTCTGTACCGTTCTCGGTGTCGTACGCGCTTACATCGGAGTAGAACATCGGCAGTCCAGATGGCAGTGTGATGGACTTAGCTACGCCATCGACCACAAGTACACCTTCTTTACCAAACTGTAACGTATCACCACGGGCCATGTAGTGAACCATGTTATTTGCATCCGTCCACAGTTGGCTTATGGCACCGTTCTTTTTTCGGTAGATTTGTATAATACGCCGCGCTTCATTCAAGCCCATATCGACGCCCATGCCAGCCAGTTGTGTCTGAAACTTGACCGCACCCATGCCGTAGCCAGCACCTAAAATTGTAGTCTTACCAACAAACCGCTGCGAACCTTTCACCTCGTCTGATGGCACGTTGTATATGCTAGACGCCATGTGCTTATAAACATCGTCTCCGTTGGCGAACGCAGTGGTAAGATCGTCTTGCCCTGCCAGCCATGCAAGCACACGCGCCTCAATCTGTGAACTATCACAGTCAATCATTGTGTGACCTTCGGGTGCGATAATGCTCCGCTTTAACTTCTTACCGTTGGCTCCACGGCTCGGCAGGTTTTGCAGGTTAATCTTATCGTCACCACCCCACCTACCTGTATGCGCTGCATAATATCTTACAGGTACGGGAAGATTGCCGCGAGCAGCAATGTCTATAAATCTTTGTGTGCGAGTTTCTTCAAGAGTAGACTTCGTGCCTATACGTGCTGCAGCCAAAGCCTGAACACGTGCGTCAGGGTCATCTAGTAACTTCTTAAACCCATCGTCGTTCTTGGCAAACGCAAAAGTCTCTTTACCAGTGGTGGGGCTAATCTTCATAGGCGGCACAACACCTAGTCCCTTTAACACTTCGGCAAACTTAGGATTACTCATTAATTCTTTTTTATCTATGTTTGCTTCTCTCAGCAACTCGACCTTACGCGCCTTGACATCTTCTAGGTGCGAACGCAGTAGCTTAACGTCTAACCCCAACGTAGGTTCGGTATACATACGCAAGGTCAGGTCGATCAGCTTTAATTCTTCGGGGGGAAACCTGCACCCTGTCATTACGCCGCTTGCCATAATGTTAAACAGTTGATGCGTTAACTCTACGTCATTTATGCAGTAGTCACCGTACGCGCTTAATTCTTCCTCTGAAAAATCTGCGCGGCGTTTACCTTTTGCGTCGAGAACTTCTGTCCCTTTAACACCAATATTGTACCTCTGAGATAACGCAGCGAGACTTCCGCCAGCTTCAGTCCCATGTAAGGCACGGGCAATACACAAAGTATCGGTATACATGCGAGGACGAATATCAAAACACCAATTAAGAATGGCACCATCAAACATAGTGTTATGGCAAAGAAGACTAGCCTCTTGCCAAGCGAAGTTCTGGGATAGGTATCTCTTAATCTGTTTATGCGTTCCACTAGCCCACTCCGTGTCTTCGTTGTTGAGTTTGATGCCCACGCCGATCACCTCAAAACGAGGGTCACGAACGTAGGCTTCTGTGGTCATCTTACGCAAAGAAAACTCTTGGTCGTAAAATGTTTCAAAGTCTAAAGTTATAAGGTCCACTATTCACGGACCTTTGCAATTAACTCCCCACCACATGCCAGATACCCGCATGCGTCTATCCAGTTATCTATATTATCGGGGTTAGATTTGAGACGCGCAATTTTTAGCAGGGCCATCATAACTGAAACATCTAGGGGGCTGATGGTGCTTTCGGTGTACTGCGTCCACAACTCCGCTATCTCTCTAAAGTTGTCTTCCATATCACCATGTGTAGCTGCGCGATCTACGCTTACGTATTTGTCAGCTTCTGTTAAAATTTCGGAACGTGTCCACGTGTCAGCATACTCCGCATTTCCCCTAGAGTATATTTCTGTATTGTACTCGGGTTCAGTCTGCCCCGCGTTAAACTCTTTGCGTACCTTCCACACGTGTGCAGGGGAACACCCAAGCTTGTTGGCTATTTCCTTGTTAGTTTTTTGAGTGGTCAATAACAGTTTTGCGATCTTATCAGCCTTGCTTTGTTTCTTTTTAGCCATTGTGGTTCTCCATTATTTTTTCTTGTCTTGCTTACTCAAGTGCTCTGCTTCTGCGCTGGCTTGTCCTAGAGCTTCTATAAGAAGTGTGCAGTCGTCAGCACTAATTTCAAACGGTCCTTGTGGGTAGTCTATCTGTGCCTTCCACTCCCCGTTGTGTTTTACTATGGCAATGGAATTAATAATGTTTTTAACTTTATCCATACCCCTGATTACTCCCCTTAAATTTTATCTGATACCGATTTGACTTAGCTATAACCTCTTCCACAGATATACTTGTGATGCGTGAGGCTTCTGCCAGACTAAATCCTTGCTCCGCTAAACGTAGCAAACGTTGCGCGGGTTTTGATCTTTCAATCTCCGACATGCGAGGCTTACCGTTGCTTCTAACGTGTTCTTGCACGATCCCATAATTTAAGGAACGCCCCCCGCATTTGGCGATCATCTGTTTGTTTTCAATCAAGGCCAACGCCTTCATCTTTTCTAGTTCCGTCAATGTCCCCTCCTAGTTTCTTTTTACCTGTAACGTACAAAACAAATAACTGCTGCGTCATCTGTTCTAATTCTCTCCGCAACTCGCGGTTCTCCGCGCAGACACGTTCGTACTCATGGCGGTTAATCATATTAAAGCTCCACTTTGTCATATCTTCTTATGCTCAAAGACAAACTCGTCGTGAAGAGTTCGGCACGTAAGATACCCGTCTCGTTTAAGTTCCTTTAACATTTGATGTGCTGCGCCTTCCTTCAACTTCATGCGCTTTGCAAGGTCAGATACCGTCCAAGCCTCGCGGGTCTTCAACACGTCAAACACCACGGCTCGTAAGTCTACTTTACCTTTGTAGTTTCGTCCGTTTATGGCCGAGTTAGGCTGCAGGTTTAACCGCATATGTTCGTTCTCTATCGCTGCCATTTGCTTTGGGGTCATATATTCTTGCCCCACGCACGTAGGTCACTAACGTAACGTGTTAGTTCTTCCCGCGCTGCAAACAAGTTATTGGCTGCGTTCGGCATCGGGTCTTTTGCACGTGCTTTGTCCCCCCACATATCCACCTGTTGTTTCAAAAACTTCAACTCTGATTGCTGTGCGGGTGTCAGCTTGCTTTGTTCTCTCTCCATAATTTGTACCTTTTGGTTTCGGATTAACTCTTGCTGCTGTTCCAACTCAAGGAACTGCCTGTCCAAGTCGCTATGCTGTGGGAAGCCTACTATGTTATCATCCATGTTCACCTCCAAAATTAGGTGCCCCGTGCTATCACACAGGGACTAACCGTATCGTGGTTTCTGCCGACAAGATCACAAGGAAGAAAGGTGTGTGCTGCCATCGCTGCCAACACGGAGTTTCCCTGCTCTTGCTGCTGTGGTTTATGCGGAACCATGCCAAACGCGCCCACTCACAGCTTGGGTATCTAATCACAACGCGGGTTTACCGCAGTCCATAAGTTCATCTCTTACTGTGTGCATATTGCCCTCGTTAACAACTAAATCTAAGCCCCCTGCGTCACGTATCTGTTTGAGGTTTTTGTCTTGCAGGGGTGTAGGTTTGTTTTTACCAGCCTTACATTCTATCCCAAAGAACACGCCGTGGTAACAGCCTACTACGTCAGGCACACCGCTTTGACCGTAGCCACCTGTTACAGGGTAAAAGTAGTATGCGCCGAGTTGTTTTAATTGTGCAATCACAACCTTTTTAACTTTTGCTTCGGGTGTCATGTTGTTCTCCGTCGATACCAGTGGTGAGGCAGTATTACCCGCCCCACCAGTTTTCGGGCAGCTGCCCGAATTAGTATACCCAATAACTATTTGGTCCCATCCGACTACCTACCTTGTCAACCTCACAAGTTGGTGGTGGCAACGACAGCATGGTTAACACAGACAGCCGTTCTTGAACCCATTGGGGTAGTTCATCCACAGAATTATAATAGCTATATAACTCTCCGTCAACCCTATCTATGCCTAAAGTTGACACATAAACACCTTTACTGTCTTGTGATATGCGAATGTGATATACAATGTCTTTACAAGCACTCACGTGGTAACATCTTCCTCGTAGAAGTAAAACGTGGTGTCATCGACCTTGTACCCAGCGCCTTCGACAAACTGTCCCGCTTCACACATAGACATGACTGCGACCTGTCCTTGTAATTCCTCGGGAGCATCGGCAGCGTCCCATGTAGCTACGTGTTCGCTATTAACATCAAGGTAGCTAGTTAACACATCGTCTACACGTGCCACGTCCACCCGCTGTTTACCAAACTTTTCGTAGATGCGAACAAACCTCATGGGTAGCTTATCTGTTTGCAACCTATTATTTTCTTTTGCGGCAGACAGCATGGTTTTTATATCTGCGTTCAACTCAAGATCAGGGAACACGTGTCCTGCCGACAAAAGCCCTGCCAGTGCATCTTGCATACGACCTGTTGCCGTGCCGTAGTACTCTAGGCCCAGCTTTTTCAACGCATTTAGATATGCTTGCCTCGCATCCCCACGCAATTCCATAACAGGTTCACGCACCTTTGACTTCAACGCGGCTGCTATCTCTGCAGATGTGTAGTTGCGAAGTTCTGACTTGGCAGCTTTGAGGGCTATATCCGCATGTTTTGCCATACGCATGTGAAACTGCCTGTTTTCAGTATTGTATTTGCAGTTACGTATAGAACGAGAATACACCACATATTTACTAGGGCCGCTCTTGCTGCTCTGGAAATCGCCGTAGCCAATCCAGCCCATAGTCATGTACTCACCTTCCATGTAGACCCATGCCGAGTTAGTGTCACGATATAACGTCTTAGCACCACGTATAGACCGCTCTACTTCTTTGCGAAACGTAAGTATGCCATGTTCAGCCTTGTGGTCAAAGCCCGTACTACCGGCGTTGTCCTGCACCATTCTATTGTACTTATTCTTTGCGAACCGTACGCTTGTGTGTTTAGTGGTCATTACTTCTTACCTTTCTTGATTTTTATGAAACCACAGACCTGATTGATCTGGGCGTTATACTGCGCTCTTACCGTGCTTTCACATACGTTCTCATACCCCGAGTACCTACGAAGCCCCTGCTTTATAAGAGCCTCATAATGTGTGTTACGCATTATGGTATAACCTAGAGCCACACGCAGCGGGTGTCCTTCGTCTTTGATAATCTCCTTTGTTAGTTTTGGGTCATTTACAAACTCGTCTTTCGCCCTGTAGACATACGTAGCTAAAAACGCCCCCACGTCTTTGTTTACACGTGTGGCTTGATCGTAACTGTGATAATCCCATAGCGGGGCCATAGTGAACGTCCATTGTTGGAACTTGTCAAGGTACGGTTTCATCTTATTCTTAGCTACTGTGTCGATACGTTTCACAGGTGGGGTGGGTTTGGCTTTGCCGCCATCGTCATAACGTATTCTACCATCGGTAATTCCCCTGCGGAACGTCAGCGCAGCGCCATCGTCACGTGTAGTGTAGTGTTTATCCCATTTACTACGTTCACCTTTTGGTAGTGCATGGGCTGCTAGCGTATTACTCTTGGCAAGGTAATACCGTTCCCCTGCACAATGAACGTACTGTTTACCGGAGTCCACGCTAAACCCAAGCCCACGTGGTAGACACCGACCTAAGAACGCGTACCTACTACAATGCGAGAAGTTCCCTGATCCGTTACGTACGGTGATTGTTTCACTGCCATCTTTGTGTTTGCGCCACACGATAGGGGCCAACTTGATTACTTCGGCTTGGGTCGGACCTTCTTTCCTAGAGCCGTAGTAGGATAGAAACACGTCATCACCTGTGTAGTACCCGTCCATCAGCACGTAACAGTTGTCACTGATTTTTTTGATGCGTTCGTGTTTACGCGCCCGATCACCGATGGGTCGTATGTCTTGGTCGCGCGTGTGGCATTTTGATACCAGTGGTTTGACACAATCGTACAGCGTTGCGATTTTATCAAAACTGTCTACATTCCATAAATTTACAAGCATTTTTATCTCCGTTTGTGTTTCGGGCACCTGCCCGAATTAATATGTTTTACCTACGAACCACGCAGCGGCAATCGCAACGACCAACACCATCACGTGCGCTAGCGTCTTATTGATGTATACGTGGTAATCATCATGCCCCCCTTTACGATACGTGGAAAGCCTCGGGGTGCTGTCTTTAGTGTACCGCGCGTCGGCACCCTTGTTCACAGCGATGGGTTTAACCTTCACCGTATTAGGTGCTTTACGCACATAAGCCTTGACTGTAACACCTTCTGAGGATGTCGTTACGTCAGTTTTACCCGGAAGCGGGTTCTTCTCGCCCGGCTGGTCGTGCTTGCTGTTAAGCTCGTCAATGTATTCAGCAACACTTTTGCTAATATCGACAACTTGCTCTCGGTCAGGCGCACTTAACCGTGGGTCAGTTTGAATGTCCAACCATGTGCGCCACGTTTCTTGTGGCCCTGTCGAAGACCGCAACGGACCCGTACCGTTGGCCTTTATCCACAGGTCAATGTCAGCACGATCCCAGCGGGTGCTGTGACTGTTACCCCATTTCTTCGGCGGGAATACACCCAAGTCAACGTACCGCCATATTGTTGAATCACCCAAACCTGTTAGGGCCATCACTTCTGCCTTTGTCAGCTTGTCTACCTTCTTAGTCATTTTTGTTCTCCTTAAATGTTTGTTTGTACTTGTCCCATGCAGCGGTGAACTCCTCTGCATCTGTCTTGTCGTAAGACACTACATGTCCTCCGAACCAATATGCACCACTTTGCCCACGTCAGGCTTGGCGTTTTTGTTGTCGAGCATGCACCACAGAACAGGATGATCCCATTCACCCCAACCCCCAAAGATGTAGCCATCTGTTAAGACGATAGAGGCTTGGGGCTTGAGATTGTGCTCCTTCAGATACGCAGGTACGCAGCGCACATCTGTACCACCACCACCCTCGGGCTTGGTAGACTGCGCGAGATTGCCCATCTCGTCAACCTTGTATGTCTCAACCGCACAGACTTCGGTGTCCCAATACGTCAGGCGTACCAAGTCAGGGTGTACTGTGTCACACACAGACTGCACTTCAGTGAGAAACGCTGCCAACTCACGACCACCAATAGAACCAGATGTGTCGATGTGCAGGGCCAACTCGCCCACCTTATCGCTCACACCAGAGGGCCAATAGTCACCCGACTGTAGGTAGCGTTTGTTAGGGCGGCGATAGGATGAATAGTCCATACCCGCACATGTCTCTTGGATGAAGTCACGCAACACCTCGCGCCAATCAAGTTGTGGTTCCAACAACTCTTGCATGTCGCGGTTGCCACCGCTTCCACTCTTACCTGCTATGATGTCGCCTTGACGTACAGCCTCGTCGATCTCACGTTCCAACTCGCGGCGTTCTTCGGCGTCCATTTCTTCCGCGCCTTCCCAATCGTGATCGTCTATCGGTGTACCACCACCATCACCATCCTCGGGGTTGCCACTGTTGCCGCCGCCTTTCTTTTTCTCATACAGATGCCAGAAGATTTTAGCTGTACCCCAACCACGGAAGTCATAGTTGAGACAGCTACCTTCGATGAACTCTACCCAACCATCTTGACCGTACTCGTCCATGATCTTGATGTTAATATCATGATCCATAGAGATGTTGGCAAGCTGCGGGTCTATAGCCCACAGGTGTTTCCACGTTAGCAGGTGGCGATACATCTTGTGATAGCTTTCGTGGATCACCACGAACCGTAGCTTTGCGTCGTTCAATGGTTCCATGAATGTCGCGGAATACCATTCGTCTTTACCGTTGGTACACGCGGTCCGAACTTTCATCTTTGATGTATCGCACTTGCCTTGGGTGTGGTCGTACACCACCTCGCGTTTGCCAATCATGATGATACCAGCGAGTGCATGGCACTTGCCCATCACGTCAACGACTGCTTTGGACAGCCGTTGCTCTGGAGTTAACGTCTTACCTATTGATAGCATTTTCTTTACCTTTCCATTTTCGGGCAGCTGCCCGAATTACTTTTTGTCAGCGGCGAACATGTAGTTGTTGTCCATCGCCCACTGTGTGAATTTCTTGTTAGTCATGATAAGAGACTGCTTGCTGTACTTCGGCGCACGTACGCCATTGGCAAACATGCCTTGCGCCTCGGTGTCCAACCGCTGCATGTACGTCATCCATGCGTCCACCCAATCACGTTCGATACTGGCAAGTGTACGGAACACGACCATACAGGTCGCAGACGCAGACGTTGGCACTATCGCGTTGTCAGGGTCTTTCTTGATACTCTCGGTTGTCGGCAGTTGACTTGCCAGCTTGACATACGCCATCAAGTCCAAGCCACCACGTGTGCCGATAGCACCCATAAGTGCGGTCGTTAGTGTCTGGTCATCTATCAGGTGACGTGTTTTGAGGATGTCCGAACCCAGCTTACCGGAGCGAGGGGTAAACACTGCGTCTTGTGTGGGGCGGCGTGGGTGATGGATGTACGGGTTATCGTCAGGGTCTTTCACCTCGTCGTACGTCTGCAACACTTGCGGGTTGTCTTTGACCCAGCCCAGCATTACGGGGTCCATACCATTGTTCAAGCCCCAGCCTAAATATTCCTCGACTGTAGGTTTACGTGTCTGGACAACGACGATGGCATTACGTTGGTGTGCGGGTAGCGCGTCACCTAGACCCTCGCCTGATTTGTTAGTCGTGCCATAGATGATAGAACCTTCGGGCAGTGTGATGTTACCGACCTTACGTTCTAACATGATACGACGAACACCCTTTTGCACAGGCTGTGGGGCTTTGAAGAACTCGTCAAAGTTAATGATAACCTTCACGCCAAGGTGTGCGCCCAATTCTGCATTAGGTACGAACTCCACATAGTCAGAGATCATGTTCTCGACTTTCTTCATGAATTTTGGTGCAGACAAGTCTTGGATGTCTTTGTTGGTACAATCAAATTCGATGTACTTGTGGTCAGGTAACGCAGCTTCAAGGTTAGCTTTGATGCCCGAGGTTTTGCCTGTACCCATGTAACCTTGGGCAATGACGGTCAGGTTATGGCCCACTGCTTTGATAAGGTCAGCGGTCTGGTCGATAGACAGGCTGTAAGATGATAGTGTCATGTTCGTTCTCCGTTTGTGTTTCGGGCAGCTGCCCGAATGGTTAAAAAGTATACTGGCCGAAACCATGTGATAAGAAGATAAGAGTGATGAAGAGGGCCATAAGCACCAGCCCCCCGCGAATGTTTCCGTTGCCCATCAGAAGTCCAGACTTGGCAACGCGGCGATGGCAGCGGTCAATTCTTTCTGCTTGTCCTCGCGTAGGGAAGGGCTGTTCTTTACCTGACCAAGTGTAAGACCGTGAAATGTCTGTTCAAGACGTTGGCGCATTGCTTCCATCTGGCTATCACCTGTCACGTTACACGTACCCAGCATGTCAGTCAGCTCGAGCGCACGATCAAACACTGTGTCAAACATCTTATTGCCTTTGCCTTCCTCGTTCACATCGAACTGTCGGGCAAGTGTGGTGAGGTTATCGTGTAGCTTTTGCCATATGTCGTTCATGGCAGTGTTGACGGCAGACGTATAGTGCTGCTCATACTGTGTTTGGAGGTCAACCATAGCTTCGTTGCCCACGTCGATACGAAAATCACCGCTGTCTGGCAGGGGGACATAGCTTAGGCGAAACCCGAACTTGCTTTCAAGTGCTTCACGTGTCGGGTACTCGTCACCGTTCCACATCGCACCCAGCTTCGCTTGCGCGTCCATTATCTTCCATTCGTACACGGTCAGGAACTCGTCAACCAAACGTGCGAACTCGTTTTGTAGATCGGTCATGACCTCATGGTATCTGAAATACTGCGCTGTCGGAAGCAAACGCGACCCGTTGTCAGACCACGGCATAGTCATGGAATAGTGAATGTTACGGGTGTTAGCTGCAAACTTTTGCACAGCGCGTAATTCCTCGCAGTCACCTAGTAAGTTCTTAGACACAGACGCAACGCCTTTGTCGGCGTAGTTTGCGTCGGTCACTTCGGCAGATGCCTTGTGATCTTTCTTACGCGCTGTCCAGACAGACGCGTTGAAGTCAACGGTCATGGCCGCGCTGCTGATAGATGGCGCGGTAGCCGTTGGGGTTTGGAATAATTGGTTCATAATCGTTCTCCGTTTGTATTTCGGGCAGCTGCCCGAAAAGGTTAGTTGAGGTTGGTAGTCTATCGTGTCGTACCTATACAATATCATAGGTAGCGAGGTATGTCAAGTAATTCACTTTGGTGGTGTTCATTACTTTTTGATTTGTTTGGCTAATATAGCCTTTACCACTTTCACTTTCATGGGTGGGTCGAACACGCGGGGCTTCACGATTTCCACTGCGTACTGCATCTTGGACTTGTCCACCTTGGGCAGACATTTGCCTTTACCGACTAATGCCATTGCTACCTCCATCCTTTCGGGCAGCTGCCCGAAAATCTTCCATGACGTTTGCGGCTTCTTTTGGTTGGCTGGATTTCTCCCATGTGTCCTTCCA